AAGTGCTTGCCCTCATTGTAAATTCCTACCAAGAGAAATTAAAACAAATAATTAAATTAATTGATGATGAAAAATAAAATGAGAATTGATATTGAGGAGGTCGCTTGTACTGTTTTAGGGCTTGAATACGAGGACTACGAAGAGGCAGACGACTGCACAGAACAAATTGAAAATATCCTTATAGACGAAATGAACATTGATTTGGATACCCTTGAACAAATCGTTAGTAAATTACTTCCTACCATTGATGTAGGTAAAAGTCCTTTGACAGGGAACATGTACAAAGGCTTTTCAAGAAAACTTATTAAAGGTTCCTACATAGTGAAAAAATGGATAGCCAAAATGCAAATAGATGAGTAACTTTCTAAAAATAACGAATTTTAGTAAACAATGAAAACAATAAAAGAAACACCACAGAAAGAGTTTAAAGAAATAGGATTTTCTGTAAAACTCGCAAAAGAAGCGGAGGGGGTTGGCTTAGATATGAAAAGCAACCTTTCTCAGGGAGATATAGATCTCTTAACTGACATACTTGTTCATACCAAAATAGAAGCTCTTGCAGAGGATAATAGGAATGGTAGTGATACAATAGATACCTATATGGAAATGTTAACCTTTGTCGTACAAATGTATAGAGAAAAATTGGAACTCACCCTTAAAATATTAGAAGAATATCATGAAGACAAAAAGAACTAAACTAAAGCAATTTCTTGAAAAGAATGGGGAATTTATACTATATATAGTGTTTCTACTACTATTAGGATTTTCTCTATGGGTACTTATTAGACCGCTTTACTCCTTAGAATATCTTCGGGAACACTTTATATTCTATCAGGAGATGAAAGTATTGGTAAAGTATTTTTTAGTA